GCCTACACCTAATCGATTCAGGACAGCATCTACTGGTACCACGCCCATGAGAAGCAGCCCAACCACTAGCTCGGGAACATTGGCCCCCTTCTGGATGATGCCCCGAATGACCACGGCACCACCCAGTACAAAGGACAACATCTGTCGGATGTAAGCAGACCATGCTTGGTCTGGTGGCTTGCCGAAGGGCATCAGGTCACAGGGGCGGTCCAGGCTGTAGACCATGTCTGGCTGCCGATAAGACCGTCCACTGAGAGGCCCTTCTCTTGCTGGAACTGGCGTGCTACTCCAGCAGTCTGATTACCGTAGAACCCATCAGCACTGATCGTCCAGCCTCGGGCTGCCATCTGTGCCTGCCACTGCTTGAGTCCTGCCGCTCCGTTCGGCCCACCGTAGGGTGGGTACTGACCTGACACTGACTGGGTCGGTCCTGAAGCAGGCCCGTAGTAGTAGCCGGATGGCAGGGGGAATGGTGGAGCCTTTCCGGCTGGAGGAGGTGTGGGACCAGGGGCGGGGCCTGGCTGGCCCCCGGCCATGGCGATGACCTCGTCCATGGGGAAGGCGGGGCCACAGTCGGTGTGACCTCCACCCCAGCTTCCGAGATCAACGTGCTGGCAGACGCCCCGTCCTGACCCCTGGGCCTGGCTGGCGTTGAGTCGGACGAGGGGGATGCCGAAGGCTTGGGACTCCTCCCGGATCCAGGCGGCAGCGTTGCTGAGCATGTTTGGGTGCCTGTGCCACTCGGCGTTGTCCCAGGCGGCAAAGGCACAGAGTTCAGCCTGTACAGCCACGGGGTTAGCGTTGGAGGCAGTCCACGCCTTCCCTGACCGTTGTACGTATTCGCCAACCGTGTTGGCGGTGTCGTCAATGCCCACATGGGAAGAAACCCCTGATGACGGGTTCTGAAAATATGAACCCAACGACTGGTATGTTCTCGATCCCTCAGCGGTATGCATGACGATCAATCTGACGCCAGCCCCTCCTCGACTGGAATAATTCGGGGAAGGGATGGCGACTCGCTTGAGGGCCATTATTTTGCTTCGGCCTCTTCAGGCGTGGTCTCACCATGGGCACCTTCACCCGTGGCAGGATCCCCGGCTTCGGGGGGCCACACCACACCAGTCTCCTCGGAGTGAGAGATCTCGGCTCCTTGCTGGGTGGTGATCTCGGCAGACTTCTCGGTCTCGATACCGGGCTGGGACTGGGACTCAGGCTCTTCAGGCGGGGCGGTGTCGGTCATGGTTACTCCTTGCTCCAAATGAGACTGTCGAGGAAAAGCTGGCCCGTTGACTGGGGCACTGGGAACCGCAGGACAATGTTGCCATCTGTGCGTACGTCGACCCTGTACACCCGTGTCGGGATGACATCCTCGATGGCTGCCAGGGTGGCGTTCTGCGTCGGTGTGGTGCCTGGGGGGCAGGTCATAATGATCGAGGCGTCCCCAGGATTGCCGCCCTGGAAGTAAACCTCACCCCGTAACTGGCAGCGACCGAACCCGTCGAGCGAGTAGCTAATTAGGGAGCCGGGTAGGGCCTTCCAGGGCGTGACCAGGAGTGAGGACGCATCCTGCCAGCTTGCGGGGAGGAGTTGATCCATGCCTCCAGTTGCGCCAGTGGCTCCGACCGGTCCTTGTGCGCCAGTCGGCCCTACTGCTCCCTGGGGACCGGCTGGTCCAGTCGGCCCCGCTGGTCCTGGAGGCCCCTGAGGACCGGCTGCCATGTTGAGGGTCTGCCAGGCCGTCCCATTCCACCAGTAGACGACGTAGCTGGTAGTACCAACCAGCCATACCTGGCCCGCCTGAGCCGACGTGGGGGCCGCAGGGAGGTGGCTGACATCTGGCACCACCGCAGCGACCACAAAGCCCCCTGGAGGCCCCTGTGGCCCACTGGGACCGACTGGGCCTGCTGGTCCAGTTGGCCCCTGCACCCCTCCTGGGCCTTGGGGACCGGGCTGGCCGGGAGGCCCCGGTAGACCAGGGGTGAGGATCTCGATGACATCATTCTCGGGGGTGATGACGATGGCGTCAGTCATAGCTGCCCTTCAATCCGATGGCGAGCGGCTGGGCCACTACGTCGGGTGCCCTGGTGATGTTGGGGTCGACGGAGAAGTAGCCCCGCATGATGCGGTCCTGCACCCCGGTGCCATAGAGGACGAACAGGTCGTAGATGTAAGAGCGTCCGATGCCCCACACTCCGACCGCTTGAACCGCCCCGGGGTAGTTGCCCTGGGACAGGTAGGCCAGGCTGTCTTCAGCAGGGATGTGCAACGAGATCGAGGCACCGTCCTGTAGCACCACACACCGGCTGGTGGCGTAGTCGAGCCGTAACACCAGGACGTAGTTGCTGTTGCGGATCTCCATGACCGCCGCCTCCAGGGCGATCAGCTTCTGTGAGGTGGGGTCACGCAGGCGCACGGTCTTCTGCCAGTCGGCCCCGGCGCTGAGGTAGAAGTCGTACTGGATGAGGGGCATCAGGCCGTCACTCCTGGTACTTCAGGCCGCATCTCCTGGTCCTGGGCCGTCCAGCCCTGGAAGGGGTCAGGCGGGTTCATGGGCACGGTTCTCGGGTACTTGACCACTACTACCTGGGTCTGTGCGTTCCAGATCATCAGGGCGTTCATCACCACACCAACTGCTGCACGAAGAAGTCCTGCTGCTGGGTGTCGTTAACGACCTCTTCGGCCTTTACCTGCTCCCCTAGAGCAGAGATGGTGAGGTAGGTGCCGTGAACGAAGCCTTGCTTCTCGTACTTGGTCACCCGGTAGACGATGTTGTCGTAGGAAAACCGGTCACGAAAGTGCGAGGCCGTGAAGAGGGGATTTATTCGGAAGCGGTCGGTGGCCTCGGTCACCTGGAAGCACACGCTGGCCGTGGACAGGACGTAGAAGCCCTCATCGGTGTCGATGGGATCGTCCTGGCGGAAGTCGAGGAACATCACGGGTAGTACCACGGGTGGGTACCACACCCGGCTTGGTCCCTCGTCGTAGACCTGATGCTTGGAGGCGTCCATGGCGTCGTACTCGGCCCACAGGACCGACTCGCCCCACACTCGCTGGTAGTTCCGCATGACCTCGTTCATGCGGATGACCCGGTCCTTGGCGATGTAGTTGGGGGTGTAGATCGGCATTAGAAGAGCGTCCCCTGACCTGACTTGACTTGCTGGGTCTTGCCCTTGATCTTGGTGAGCCTGGTATTACGGGCCTCGATCTCTGCCTTCTGGAAGGGATGGACGGCCTTGATGTCAGTGTGGGGCCACTTCGGGTACTCGCTTGGAGGCTTGCCGGGGGCACGGGTGTGTTCCTCGCTGATGTAGTTGTTCCACACGTCGGGCTTGAGTTCGGGCATCACCGTGCTGGCGAAATGCTCCCCGGCGAAGGATCGGACGGGGGAATGGATGGGCACGGTGTCCTGGCCGAAGTTGAAGTAGTGGGCTGAGCGCATGAGTGCCCCGGCTAGGCCCTTGGCCTTGGGTTCCATGCGGGAGCCTTCCTCTCGGGCGAGGTTCTGCACCATGGAGATCTCGCCTGGATAGGTGGCTGGCCCTATCGGCCCCCGCTTCTTCTTCCAGTCCAGGTGGGCGACCTCGGTGGGGTACTTCGGGTGGCTGAGATCCCAGGCTTGGAGGTGATGCTCACTCCGGGACTGACCGTACTGGAGGGTGTAGCCACGGGCCAGGTGTTCGGCCCAGGGGTGGGCCATCTTCTCCATGCCAGGCAGAGCCAGTTGGTGTGGATTCACGTCCCGCCCCGGCAAATGAGGGCCGAACTGCTGCTGGTTCAGCCGGTGTTCCTCGGCTTCCTTCCTGTCCTGAGGGTTCACCACCAGCCAACCCAACCTGTGTTGATCGTGGTCCAGGCCCAGTAGTACCCGGATCCGGTCTTGGGGTCGACATCCAAGGTGGGGTTGATGTTGGTGCTGGGCTGGAGGGCCACGTAGCGGTGGTTCTCAAAGTCGATGAGATCCTGGACGTTGTAAGGCCGCTCGGGATCCCAGGTGCCCTGGTAGGTGTACATCTTCTGCGTGACATCGATCTGTGGCATCTCCCGCTGAGGCCAGGTGATGTCGTCGTACTCCTTGGATCGGAAGATAGGCACCAACCTCTTCGTAGTACGGCTGACCCGGCGCAGCCTGGACTGGGTGATGCGGTACAGGCCCACGCCCAGGGCGCTCGACAGGTTCAGGTACTGCTGCTGGAGCGCATTGATCATGGACATGATCTGCTGGAAGGACTGGCTGATGGGGATGGTCACGCCATCGGGCGTATGCACGTCATGCTGCTGGGCCAGGCCCACGGCCATGTCCCACAAGGCCATGATCGTCACCAGGATGGAGACCGGGTACTCCTCCACCTCGTTGAGCATCATGGGGGCCGGGGTGCCGGGGTAGATGGGCTGGCCTGCGGAGTTCAGCGGGGGAGGGCCAGGTGGGGGTGGGTACCCCATGTCGAGCGTGCCCTCCCAGGCCGGGTCGCTCCCATAGGTGTGCTGGATGTAGGCCGTGCGGATATAGAGGTCAAGCTCGGCGGGCAGGAAGTCCCGGTAGTAGGTGCCCTGGGCCACCATGAGCAGCCCCTGGCCGGGAGCGGCCCGGAAGGTGACGATGCCACCATGGGCATCGAGAACGTAGTCCTGGCCCTGGACCTGACTCACCGTCCCGTTGGAGGTGGTGTCGGTGAGGACCACCTGGAGAGCATCAGCCTGGACGTTCTCCACCGGAAGCTCAAAACGCCATGCCACCCCTGACGTGGTCTGTCGTGCGAGGAAGGGCCGGGGCAGATCCCGCAACCGGAGCCGTGCCATCTGAGCGATCCGCTGCGTCGATGAGGGATCGACCGGAGGGTACAGGAGTCCCTGGTCGGTGTCGGGGTACTGCCCCGGCTGGCCTGCCGTGATGTCGTAGGGGTTGGGAAGCCCGGAGACCGGCCCAGTTACTGACACACCTCAAGGCTATGTTCGGGTGGTCAAGGGGGGCGTTGCACCCGGACCTACGCTTGGAGCTATCCGGCCCGCTAACGCCGGTCAGGTAGTACCAGCCAAAAAACGCCCAGCGACAGAGGGAAAATGCCTTCCTCTTTATTCAACTGCGTCAACCGATCCGACGTGGACATGCTGGGCAAGGCTGCACGCCAGTACGAGAAAATGGGTCAGCCCAAGACTGTGGTGGGTGCTGCCAAGTCGGCGGGAGAAATACTGCGCCGGAACATGCGGACCCTGGTCTACGGCGAACCCACCATCTCCCAGTACCGGGACGTGGGTGATGGCTTCCGGGTGTGGGTGGAGACCGCCAACGTCTACGTGGGCATCCCACCTGACGATCCCCTGCTGCCCCGTGCCCACCGGATGGATGAGATCTTCCAGGTGGCTGACGTGGCCCTCGATCTGGAGAAGCAGGCCGGGGATGTCGAGCAGGAGTTCTTCTCTGAACTGGCGGCGTCCTTGAAATGACCGTCATCGATCCGCAGTACGACACTGACCCCAATCCTCCCTTCCTGGGCCTCTACACCGAAGAGGACATGGGGTTAAAGCAATTGCTCCAGGGCGTCACCGTCACCGACATCAACACCAGCCCTAATACGCCTCGTCCGGTGCCGGTGTGGTTCCACAATCCAGAGCGTGAGGAAAGGCGCATCACCTACCCGTCGATCATCCTGAATTTTGTCAGCGAGCGGGTGGCCCATGAGCGGGAGCATCGAGGCTGGGTGCCGGTGTGGTATCGCTATCTCCAGAACATCCCCTGGCCGGATGCGGTGATGATGGAGTACCCGATCCCCATGGACTTCGACTACACGGTGACGGTGTCGGCCAGGATCAACCAGCACATCAGCCAGATCAGTGGCGCTCTCGCCCTGGGTCGACTGCACCCCCGCTTCGCCCAGGTGACTTGCCCAGGGGGCACGGTGCGAAGGCTCACCATCCTCGGCACCACTCGCACCAACAGCATGGAGGCCGACAAGCGGCTCTTCCGGCAGATCTATCAAGTCCGTATCTCAACCGAAGTCGAGTCGATGATCCCCATCGCCACTACTCGGGTTGCCAAGGTGATCCTCGATCTGGTCGAGGCCCGTTCCGGCCAGGTGGTGTGGGGCAAGCGTGCGGTGAGTGCTATCGGGGACACGCCCCAGGTACTTCCCGGCGAGATCCACGGCCAGTACCGATCCGAGACAGCAGGAGCGTGATATGCCCACTACCTTGACCCGTCCAGGCGTCTACATCGACACCTCGTCGTTCCCCACCTACGTCAGTTCCACGCCTGGTGATGCGGTTGCCTGCTTCATCGGGACGGCCCCTCGGGGGCCAATGACGGCCACTGTCGTGACCAGTTGGAAGGACTTCGTGGGGACGTACGGTGGCTTTGAGCTAAATAGCCCCGTAAGCCCATTGCATCTGGCCGTCTACAGCTATTTTTCTGCGGGCGGTACCGCTGCGGTGGTCATTCGTGTCAACACCGCAGCGTCGCTTCCAGTGGCAGCCAAGACCACCATCAGCGACCAGGCTGCCACTCCGCTTCCCACCCTGACCATCACGGCTGCCAACCCAGGCTCATGGAGCAACAACCTCTACATCGACATCACGCCGGGTGCCCAAACCCAGGCCAATAGCACCCCGACGACCCCGGCGTTGACCTTCAACATCGTGGTCCATTATCTGCCGGGAGGCGTAGGCACACCGGGTCCAGGCAATGTGGTGGAGCAGTGGTTGAACCTGTCCATGGTCCAGAACTCCAACTACCTGGGGCAGTCCAACTACGCCTTGCCCATCGTGAACAACCCCTACACCGGCTCCAACTGGATCGTGTTGTCGCAGCCTGCGGGTGGCCCATCGACCAGCACGCCCCCGGCCAACAACCCCAAGCCGACAGCTACGGCTACGCAATTGAGCGGTGGCCTGGACGGTACGGGTTCGCCCCCGGCTGTGCCTCCTGTCCCACAGCCCACCGACTATCAGACGGCGTTCGGCATGCTGGACCAGTTCCCGGACCAGCCCTTCGTGGTCAACCTGTGTGGTCAGTACGACCCCACCATCGTCGGCCCTATCGTGGGCTTGGCTCAGAACCGTGGCAACGTCTTCCTGGTCCTGGATCCGCCGCCTGGTTATACCCCCACGGCCATGCAGACCTGGGCCTTGAACCTGAGCTTCCGTACCGAGAAGGCGGCGGTCTACTACCCGCAGGTTGTCATCTCTGACCCGTACTCGCCCACCCAGGGAGCTACCAGGACGATCCCGCCTGGTGGGTTTGTGGCAGGCACCTACATCCAGACTGATCAGAGCCGGGGAGTCGCCAAGGCCCCGGCTGGCCTGGGTACCTCACTCCTGGGCGTCTACGGAGTGGAGTCCTCCGGGATAATGACCAACACCGATCAGGGCAACCTGAACCAGGCCAACGTCAACTGCCTGATCTCGGTGCCGGGGTCCGGGGTGGTCATTTGGGGGGCACGTACGCTCTCGGCCTACTTGGTCACCCGGTACGTGTCGGTGGAGCGCAGCATCATCTACCTGTCCAGCCAGATGATCGCCATGACCAAGTTCGCTGTCTTTGAGCCGAACGACTGGATCCTGTGGAACCACATCACCTCGGTGCTGAGCCAGTTCCTGAACGAGTTCTGGCAGAGCGGTGGCTTGTCAGGCATGAGTGCCAACCAGGCGTTCTACGTGACCTGCGACGGCACCAACAACACCATCAGCACCATCCAGCAGGGCATCGTCAACGTCGAGGTGGGCGTCGCCCTCCAGTTCCCCGCCGAGTTCGTGGTCATCAAGATCGGCCAGTGGGCGGGCGGTCAGAGCGTCGACATCACCAATACGTAGGAGGAGACATGACCAGTCGAGGTCTCAACTCAGATCCGCTGCGGAACTTCCGGTTCAACGTCAGCATCAACCACCCGAACATTCCCACTCTTCCTCGTATGGGATTCATGGCTGTTTCTGGCTTAGCCGTGAACAATGAGGTGATCCCATATAGGGAAGGAGGGAACAACACAACGACCCGTAAGATGCCCGGCCAATCGGACTTTGGACCGCTGACATTTACCCGTGGGTTCATGGCTGCTCCCATCATCAATGGTGCCGTAGGAGGGGCGGGTACCAA